GGGTTTCACCCGCTCGGAAGGCGATGCCAGCCATCGCGCAGGTCAACTACCTACAGGAATCTCTCGACCTGCTCCTCGACATCAAGATCAACCCGCGCATCCTAGCTGAAGCTGGCATGGTGGGGGACATCGACATGCGACCAGGGCAGAAGACTCTCACCCGCGCCGGTGCTCTCAGCACCCCAGGTGGTGGTGTCCGTGAGTGGGCTACTGGTGGGGACTACCCGCTCGGCAAGGACCGTATCCGCGACAAGCAGGACCAGATCCGTAAGCTTTTCTTCAACGCGATCTGGCAACCATACTCCGATGTGCAGAAGGAAATGACTGCTGAGGAGTTCCGTGGTATCCGTGACCAGTCTGAAATGCTCTTCGTTGGTGTCAACGCACGCTACGAAGCGGACATCAACCCCATGCTCTCTCGTCGCTTGTTCGGGATCTGTCTCCGCAAAGGACTCTTCCCTGAGCCACCGGAGGCGCTTCTCAAGGAATCGAATGGTTTCTACGACATCCCTGACCCACTCGCTACGTTCCAGACGAACCTGGCGCGGGTCATGAAACGTAAGGCAATCGAGCATAAAGACCAGTTCTTCCTCCGTCTCCAGCAGTATGCTGCTGTTGACCCGACCGTCTTGGACGAGGTGGACCTCGCAGCACACACCCGTGAGCTTGCCCGTACATACGGCTTCCATGCCCCTCAGCTGCGTCCAGAGCGTGAAGTGATGGAGATCGCCCAAGCACGCTTAGAAGCGCAGCAGGAGGCAAGCCAGCAGCAGCAAGCGATGCAAGCCGCTGAGACCGCCTCCAAGTTCTCCCCTGAGATCCAGACGAACATGCTAGACCAAGCTCAAGCTACCCAGTTGCAATAATGGCAAGAGAGATACCAGAGGAAGAGCTACAGGCTCTTCGTGCGGATGCTAACCTCCGTGAACGAATCCGGAGACTCTTCTCCCAAGACACCGGTGTCAGGGCAGATGCAGTGGACGCGCTCAAGGAGGCATGGGATTTTGACGATCCTAGCTTCAACATGGGTGAACTCGCTACAATGGACTACCACGCTTCCACCCTCGCTGCCATGCGGCGGGATAGCATTAAGGAGGTGATCACATGGCTCACAAGAATATAACCAAATGGCTACCGAATACACACACAAGAAAGAGGGGGAGGACTTCCACATCCTCCGAAACAACGAACACGTTGCCACCTACAGCCCTGCACTGGACGATGTCAGCTACACTGAGGGCAGTGGCAAGTATGCTGGACCGATTGGGAAAGAGGTCTCTAAGATCGCCCCAGCGCCAATCGAAGACCTTGTCCCAGCGGACATCCGCGCCCAGATCAAGCCACCAGCACCTAAGCCAAGGGGTGAATCCTCTGAAGTGCAGCGTCTCCGAAAGAAGTCATTGCTAGATTCCAAGCTGATTGAAAGCCTTGAGCAAGAGATTCGTGAGCTGAACGAGCACATCAAGGGGGGCAAGAAAGTGAAGCGACTCTCTGATCGCTACAAAGATGTCATTGACCTCACCGGCTCCCCAGTCCGTGACAAATACTATGGTGACCTCACACCAGACTTCATCGAATGGATGCGTGGGGGAGGCAATGGCGATGTCACCAAAGAAATCTTCATCCGCCGCTACAAGGGGCGCATCCCTGATCTCTCCTTCCCAAAAGCATAACCACATAACCACATGGAACCAGAAACTACTATTGACCCTACGCCCACCACGTTGTCCCCACTTGTGGGCGATGACCTCGCCTTCACAGAGGGCTACCAAGACCGCATCGGTGAACATGCCGAAGGCTCGACCTTCACGAACATCGCTGATGTTTTCAAGTCCAACAAGGAAGCTCAGCGCACCATCACTGAACTGAATCAGACAAAATCTGACCTCACGAAGCAGATCGAAGCTGGTCTACCAGCAGCAGAGATCAAGCTTCCAGCGGACGTTGCTGCCTACAAAGCAGAGCTGAAGTTGCCTGAGATGCCAGAGGGTGTCACTATCGGGGATGATGTGTTGGACAAAGCAATGGCGTATGCCCTTGAGAAAGGACACCCGCCTGAAGCACTTGCCGACTTCCTGGCATTTGACCTCCAACGCATGGAGATTGAGCAGGAGAAGTCTAAGACTGTTGAGTTTGATCAACTCAACGCTGCCAAGGGTGTGATCGTTGAAGCTGTGGGAGCACAGAACTACGATACTACCATTGACGATGCCAAGTTTGTCTCTGAAGCACTGGGCCTACCACTGGAGTCAAGTGATTTAGTTGGGCAACCCAATATGGTCATCGCGCTCTCGAAGCTCAAGCAAGCTCTCAGCGAAGGAACATTGAAAGGTGCGTCCGTTGGGGGTGTTGAAATCACTGCTGGAGGAAAACTTTCTCAAGCTGAGGACATTATTTCTAACTCTGAGAACCCTTTGAATGCAGCGTTCCACGACAATTCACACCCTCAACATGAGACGGCACTTGGAAAACATGCTAGACTAATCATGGAATCTGCCCTATAAGTTCCTCACACGACTTGTTGGTCGTTTTGTTGTTACTTCATATCGGAAGATCACCACTCCTTCACAGGGGTGGTGATCTTTTTTGTTGACTAGTTACCCGCTTCCGGTGTAACACTAGGACAGTCATCGAAGAGAGAGACAATCCTTGCTGGACCTTAGACCTACGAAGACCACCTCAGTTTCTCGGATTGACCCTTGAAGTGAGTTGGACAAACCTTACGGACCCAGCAAGCGACCTCGGATAATCAGGCCAAAAGAACTACTCGTTTCTTTAACCTCTATTATTTACTAAAATGACTCCTCATGAACACGCCCAGATTTCTTATGGGCAACAGTGGAATGCTCGCATTTCAAAACGCATCAATATCCTTAAGGATTACGTAACTTACAAACCTGATTGCTCTGGTCGCTATGCCACCATTGAACAGTTCGGTGACCTTGACCTGGAAGAGAAGACTGCTCGCTTTGAAGAGAAAGCAGCCGTTGAACTTCCTACCTCTCGGGCCTTTATCTTCCCGAAGAACTTTGAACGCACTGTTCACTTCGACGAAGATGATGAATGGAAACTCAACCGACTCGGCGTTCCTATGCCTGAGTCCGCTCGCCGTCTTATGGAAGCTGGTGAACGTGTTGCAGAAGACATCATCATCGACGGTATCCTCGGTGACACTACTATCGGTAGTGGCATTGATGAGGCAATGACGACTGAAGCCCTCGACGGGGACCAAGTTATCGCTGTCAACCTCGGCGGCGGTGCTAATACCAACCTCTCTCGCACCAAGATCCTCGAAGCAATCCGTGTCTTTATGGACAACGATGCTTGGGGCCAAGGTAACGACGAATCTGAGCAGCTTTGCATGGGTGTTACACCCAAGGCACTCCTTGCTCTTTGGACAGACAGTGTTGTAACTAGCTCAGACTTCCGCAACTTTGCGGGTGGCAAGCCTTATGACAAGGGAATCATCGAGTCTTTCCTCGGTATCAAGTTCCTCGTCTCTAGTCGTTTCTCCCGCCACAAGGCTGGAAACATCCAATCTTGCCCACTCTGGCTGAAATCCAAGATCGCCTACGGTGACTGGAAGAAATCTTCAACACGTGTTTGGGAAACTCCAGGCAATGGCTCAACCAACATCCGATTCAAGTTCCGCGCTGGTGCAGTGCGTGAGGAGAAAAAAGGTGTTGTGAATGTCCTCTGCGATGTTTCAGTATAATCAAAACCCCAAAAACAAATAAAATATTATGGCTACTATCGACTCCTCCACCTACACCGCTCAAACCGCTGCTTCGGCACGGTCTGGCAGTATGGTCGGCACTGCGGAACTTACCAGTGGTAAGCTCTCGTTCCTGCAAGTCACGGTCTCAAAAGGCGCTGGTGCTCTCAGTGCTGCTGACCTGATCAACCTTGCTTACGTCCCTTCTGGGATGACGGTAATCCCAGGTCTCATCACCATCACGACTACGGTCACCGGTGGTGCAGGGACTTTCAAAATCGGCACTGCTGCTGACGATGATGCGATCACCGGAACTGTTGCTGCTGTTGCTAACACTGTTGGCACTGCGGTATTGAACACCTCCGTTGCCAGCGTCGCCTTCACTGCTCGGACATTACTTGTTGCAACACAAGTTGGTGCTCTTGCTGCTAATGCAGTCTACACCATCAACATCCCGATGGTGAACAGCAACTAATCTGGCATTTGGTTATGTCCTTTCAAAAGGCAGGGAGGGGTTGCCTTCCCTGCCTTTTTTCATTACAAGTTAATCAATGACGAATATCGACATCTGCAACATGGCTCTTGCCCACCTGGGCGACCGGCGCATCACAAGCCTGAGTTCATCTGACCAGCTCGCGGATGCTCTGGTCCGCTACTGTGCGGAGTTCTACGACCCAGCCCGTCGTGAGGCTCTTGCGGCACAGCAATGGACATTTGCACGGGATAGTGTCGCATTGGTGGTGAATACCGGGGTCACCCCCATTGGCTTTGCCCACGCCCACACTCTCCCGACGAACCTCCTACGCTTGGTGAAGAACCATGTCGGCACCCAGCTTCTCCTTGCTGATGGGTCAGACGGGGCAATCACTTACAGCAGCACACCAATCGACAAGTTTAAGATTGTCGGACCAAATCTGTGGTCTGACCACGCACTTGTTGCAACATTCTACATCCAAGATGTCACTGACCCTGATCTGTGGACACCTCACTTTGCCACAGCGGTAGCTCGCTTGCTTGCATCCTACCTAGCTGGTCCCATTGCGGATAACCCAGGTGAAGCGGCAGCACAGAAGAGAATCTATGAGACCGTTGATCTCCCGAATGCACAGTATTACGACGCAGTCCAAGATGGTTCTGGTGAGAATTCTGAAGCCAAGGTGCGATTAGCTGGGTCACCCTTGCTATTGAGCCGAAGCAGCAGACAATATGGCGGCACTGAAGCAACCGACTTTGACTAGAACATGCCTGAAATCTCCAAACTCTCCCTCAATTCCGGTGAACTTTCTGATGAGATTGCCGGAAGAATTGACCTCAGTAAGTTCAACTCGGGGTGTGAAGTCCTTGAGAATGCAAAAGTGCTACGCGCTGGTGGTGTCTCACGCCGTGCGGGGTTTGAGCATGTAGGCACAGTCATCGACAACGGTGAGAAGTCACGCCTAGAAGGGTTTCGGTTCTCTGAAGACCAAGGGGTTGTATTGGAGTTCTCACACCTGAAGATGCGGGTGATACACACTGGTGTTATCTTTGCCCCTATCTACACAACCCCGTGGACAAGAGATCAGATCTTTGACCTACAGTTTGCCCAGAAGATTGACCGCATTGTGGTGACTCATCCTGATGTGCCGGTCTATGACATCATCCGAACCCGTGGTGATAACTACCCTTTGGGGTATTGTGAGTTCGATGGGGTTACGGGGTCAGGTGTTGACATCTCCTCGCCCATCGTGATCGCAGCACAGCAAGACTACAGTATGGCATTCGATGTTGATCTTGATGTGGTTTCAGGTCTTGTCTTACTCCACGGTGATGCCTCATCAAACTATGTCGCTATCTTAGACTCTAATATCTTGCTATTTGACGATAGTGGCGGGTACGGCATCACACAACTAGCGACAGGACGGTCCACAATTCTAATTGAGCGAATCTCAAACACAGTCAATGTTTATCAAGATGGTGTGGCCCTCCGCAGCCCTTTTGGGGACTCAGCCGGTTTCTCGGTGGACCACATTGGCTACAAAGGCGGCATACCTGGCACCCACAACATAGATGAATTGGAGGGGAAAATCTATTCAGTGGTCATAACTGTCGCGGGTGTGGAAACGCTCAATGTTGACTTTGCAAGTACAAATGCACGTGACGGACTCGCCGAGACTGGGCAGACCATCTACTACAATGGCAATGCAACGGCAGTCAACCGTAGTGGGCCACACAGCTACTTAAAACTGGATGGGGAGTTGGAGAGTTATGTGGGTATCTCCACCCCCGATGTCTCCTTGGGTGATTTCTCTATTGAACTCAACGGGTTAGATGATGTCATGATCCGACAAGCACCAAATGGTAACTTGCTATCTCAGGCAGATGCGTTCCAGTGGGGCATTAATGCCACAGGTGCGATGACTCTCTTTTACGACATGATCGGCGCTAGTCAGGCGAGCATTATCAACATCAATGCTATCCCTCTCGGCACCACCGGTCTTCGGATCACACGCACTAGCGCAATTTGGGAAGTATTGGTTGATAGTGGCAGCGGCTTTGTCTCACACGACACAGGTGTGATTATTGCTACAGCGATGCCAAACTCTGTAAGTGATGTTGTCATAGGGGACACACTAAGTGGTGCATACCCATATGTGACGGGTCAGATGTCGCGGGTCCGAATTTGGGGCAATGCAACACAGACTGGGACACCAGCCCTTGATGCAGATTTCTCGACAGCTAACTCATGGGTTGGACTCACTGAGACTGGGCAGACTATCACTTATTATGGCGGGGCAATAATCTCACACCCGTGGGATATTAGCCCACACCCGTGGCAAAAGCGCATCTGGGAGACCTATGATTCTCCTTACACATCTGTTCTGTCTTGCAACGCAACCACTGGGACTTCCAAGACGATCACTTCTGACAGTGCACTATTCGACTCAGCATGGGTTGGTGACCGTATCCGACTTGACCATGCCGTGAGTGAAGTGCGGAACGAATATGTATCAGACCCCCTCGTCAGTGGGCGAACGTCCTTCAACGCAACAGGGGGGACATATGCAATCGGGGACATAGTCTATGAGAATGTGGGCGGTAAGTTGATCCACTACACTGCGAAGGCAGCTTACGTGGGTGGGACAAACTATGACGGCAGCAACACAAGCCCGTCAGCATACCTCGCAGTATTTTTTGATGAGGGGTTTGTCCTTGTCCCTGAGACAACGATTGAGAAAGGGTGGGTATTTGAGACATTCAAAAATTGGAATGGTGCACTTTGGGTCCAGCGTTCCTATGATGCAGGGGCAACATGGCAGACGATCAAGACGATCACTTCATATTACGACCGGAATGAACGTGTCGCTGAGACAGAAACACAGACAACTGTGGTCCGTGTTTTGATCTCAGAGTTTGGCGCGACTGGTAGCACTGTGAGAACTGAGTTCACAGTGAACAGTTATTCTGCCACCGGTAGCGCAGTGGTCACTGCATTGGTCACTGCATACACTGTCACCGTAGACATCGAGGATGATTTCTATTCTACCGATAACGCGATAGAGTGGTTTGAGGCAGCTTTCTCACCTCGAAACGGTTACCCAGCAGCGGTCACATACTACCAAAGTAGGCTCTGCTTCGGTGGCACAACGACTAGGCCACAGACACTTTGGCTTTCACGGACCAACAGCCCATTTGATTTCACCTTCGGCACTCTCGCAACGGACGGCATGAGCTTCCAGACGGTCGCTGAGGGATACGAGTCGATAACTTGGCTTTCATCTCATATCTCCCTCCTTGTCGGGACAACCCTCGGTGTCTGGTCGATCTACTCACCAAGCGGTGCCCCCCTCACCCCAGAAAGTAATGGGATTAACCGGCAGATGAGGCTTGGTGCAGCCCAAGGGTTCCAAGCAATGCCTGTGCAAAGTAACGTCCTCTTTCTACAGAACAAAGGGCGGAAGATTCAAGAGCTGACTGGTGGGTCAAGTGAGTATAGCGGCTACCTTGCAGCGGACCTGACCCAACTCGCCACCCACATCACACGTGGTGGTGTGACACAGATGGCAGTTGGCAACTCCCCAGACTCTTCACTTTACCTTGTCACCGGTGGCGAGGTCGCCCTCCTGACCTACGAACGGTCCCAGAACGTCGTAGGCTGGAGTCGTTGGAAGACATCAGGGACTTTTGAAAGCCTCGCCACGACGGTCGGCGCGGGGGAAGAAGATGACATCTATGTGTCTGTCAAGCGTGGCACTGTCAGAAGTATCGAGAGGATGGCACCAGACATGCCGCGTGTGGAAGAGGACAATGACATGCCTAATCTCCGATTCTTGGACTCATACACAGATAAAGTCTCTATTTCGAGCTTCACGACCGTGACGGGCTTGGATCGGTTCGACGGGCAGAGTGTCAATGTCTACCTCGACGGAGTGCATGAGGCGAACGTGACAGTCGCCAGTGGTGTCGCCACCTTGCCCCAGGCGGGTCTCAACGCAGTCATTGGACTTCCATACACTACAGAGGTCCGGCCTATGTCCATCGACTTTGGGAACATTGGCAGCAAGAGCGCGATCAACGAGATTGTCCTCCGATTCAGAAACACTCTTGGTGGGGAGGTCAGTCAAGACCGTCTCTCATGGTCACCGGTGAGCGCAGAGCAACCCAGAGGCCCAGCTACAGACCCACCTTCTCTACAGTCTAGGGATTATCAGGCAACGCCACACTCGACATGGGGTCGCCAACCTAGTATCTCTGTCAGGCAGACTGCACCTCTGCCCATGACCATCTTAGCTATGCGTATCCAAACCAAATCATCAAAATAGCATGGCTGACCCATTAACAATAATGGCAATCTCCTCCGTTGTTTCAACGGTGGCTGGGATTGGTGCCCAGGTTTCCGCGCAGAGTGCCGCTGATGCCTCTTCAAAGAACCAGCAGAACATCCTCGACCGTCGCAAGGAGGCTGAGCGGCACAAGCTCAATGAGAACTCCGAGCGCCTCCAGAGTAACAAGCAGCGCAGACTAGCCCAACTCAAGGTTGAGCAAGCAGCTGGGGGCTTCAACACAGACCAAGGGACAACCCTTGCAGTCTTTGGGGACATCGAATCCCGTCTTGATGACGAGATTGATGAGAGCACCAACCAAGGTCTCGACATCATCGGGCAGATCAACAACCAGAAGGCGAACTTAAAGTTTGGTGACAAAGTCAGAAAGACTGCTGGGAAGTTCAAAATGGCAACAACTCTCATAAATGGTGCCACACAATTCGGTTCTGGGTATGCCTCCAACTATGACAGGACAGGCAAAGATCCCTTCAATATCTACAAATAATGGCACGAATCCCTCTCCAATCTTTGGTCTCTGCTCGCCAGTCTGGTGTTGCAATCGCACCTGGTGTCTTCCAACAGACTGCTGAAGCAGCACATGGCCTCCTCTCTTCCGTTGCCGGTGCAACGCAGATGGTGAAAGCCCAGTTCGATAAGGCACAGGACATCCACAACCAGAGCGCCATCTCTGAAGGTCGCCGCAAGTTTCGGGATGCACAGGGGGAGTTCCAGAACCGGATGCTCGACCCAAAGTTTACACCAGCGATGTGGGGACCAGAATGGCAGGACACACTCAAAGGCATTGAGGCCGAGATTGGTCTCAATGACTCAAAGATGCCACCTGCTGTCAGTCGGGCACTGAAGGAGGACTTCCAGACCTTTGCCGGTTCCAGCCTGATCCAGATCTCTGGTGCTGCGTTGAAGGAGAATCTCAAGAAAGGCAACCAGAACTTCCAACGTGACTACCAATACAACAAAGCGAATGGGGATCACCAAGCCAATAAAGACCTCATCAAAACCAGTGAGGGTTTAATTTTTACTGCTGAGGAAGCTGAAGATTGGGCCCGTGCGACAGATGGTATAATTAAACAGGAAAAGATGGAGGTGCACGAAAGCAATGACCCAGATGGGTTCATTAAAGCGGTCAAGAATGGGGAATATGACCTATCTGAGTTGCATGAGATCCAAGCGATCAAATCTGGTGAGAACCAAAAAGATGTCTATGAGTCCGAGGGACTCGACATGATCACGCTAATGGTGAAAGCCGGTGACCAAATCAAGAATGTTGAGGAATTGAAAGTTCAGTTGGACAATGATCCGAACATCTCTGAGCTAAGTAAAAAAGCCTACATCAAGCACTACAAAAACAATAAACCTCTCTCCAATAGTGAGATGTTTGCTCTTGATGATAAGGTCGATGCGCTGTGGGAATTTCGCGGTGACCCCGACAAATACCGAGCAGAGTGGAGCAAGATCAACAATGAGGTTAGGACGCACGGCACCAGAACAGGTTTAGGGGGTGCAAGATCAGAACTTTACCGTGTCCGCCCCAGCAACTTCACCCAAGAGAAGTTGGATCAAGCTGCTGAAGAGCAACGTGCTGAAGATTTAAAGCCTGTTGAAATGGTTGGTCGCGAGATGGTAGCTGCCCGTGCTAAGGGCATTAACAGTATAGAATCTATAGAGCTTAAAAATGATGATGTTGCCGACGTTACGTTTAAAGCACAGCTTGACGAAAATGAAGTCTTCATTCGTGCAGTCCTTCGGGACGCAATGAGCCAATTCATCCAAGATTTCCCAGGTGGTGCAATGCCAACGAAGACTGACATGGTGGAGTTCCTTGACAAAAATGGGGATGATATTGTCAGTGACGCACTGGCCAAGAAGCCTTTTGTTATCCCCGAACCAGTGGAGACCGCCGCTCAGAAAGCAGCAGCGGAAGCTGATGGCTTCTTACATAGTGACGTTGCCGTGCCGGACACATTGATCCCAAAAAACTAATCATGCCTGAATTCGACCCAATTGGAACTGAGTTTGACCCGAACGTCCCACCTGTGGTGGCAGATGCACATGGTCTTGAATATCTTTCTAAATTAAAAGATGGCAAGAAGGTATTGGACCTGTTTGCTGGGATTGAGGGGGCTGAGGCGCACCCACAAGTTAGTGAAGCACAGGAAAAACTCAGGAAGAACTTAGCCCAATATCGAGACTACAAAGTAGCGAGAGGTGAGCCATTGTTCAGTTTCGAGCCTGAAGCCACTGCGCGGAAGAACATGATGAATGACGACAAGCTGGCGCGGTTTGCTAAAAAGCTCACTTTGTCAGATGAAAGTTCATTCCCTTCAATCCTTGAGGAACGTGGGAAGACAGCAGACTTCACTCGGAAGTCCCGTTTCATGCGCGACAAGGGGAGATTCCGTGAGAGCTACATTACCGACATTATGTTGAGGGAGTCTGGCTACAGTGAGGAGGAAATCCGAACCGGCGCGGCAGAACCGCACATGCGTAAGAAGCTTAACGCTAAAGAGGACGGGACTGAGACAACCTTTGCTGCCTTCAAACGCTGGGGTTTAACAAAGACCAATGAGTTTGACCGTGTGTTGGGGCTTGAAGAATCTGCGAAGTCTGCCGTCAGTGCAGCGTTCACTGGGAATATTGGTCCAGTCAGTGGTCTTGCTTCTTTTGAGGAGGCAATGGCTACCAAGCATCCCAACATGACCAACTCGGAGAGAACCGCACATCGAGCGATCTTCAGCCACCGTCGTGCACAGATGGACAAGAATTTCGGTGGGAACCTCCCACTGGCCCAGAAGATCTACAACACTGCTGCTGAGGACGATGGTCTGGACATGATTGAGGGGAGAGGGACATTTAAGAACTATGGGGAGGCTGCTAAGGAGATGTCGAAGCTGTCTGAGGAAGACCTCAACAAGACAATGTTCCTCCTTGCAGAGATATCTAAAAACCACGGTGAGGATGTGGATGCGTGGATGGGTTCACTCTTCGGGAAGCGCATGAAGCGTGGTGGGGTTAACACTCTTGAAGCGAGCGGTGAATCCAACATGTACAAGAACCTGCGCGATGGGCGAGACCTTTTCCGAGGTGCTGCTAAGTCAGGGAAAGTGTTGTTCATCTCAGACAAAGTTAAGCCCAACATTGATGCAATCGCTTCTGAGTTCCTAACTCTCAACACAACACCAGGAGCAGTACAATCTGGTAAACCTGGAGATGCACCACCAGAAGGACTCTATGGACCACTGACCCCTTTCTTTGAGGGTGCCATACGTCTCCTTGACAAAGATTTCAAAGCACCTGGCTTTCGCCAGATCACCGATAAGGAGATGTCTGGGCTTGAGGGGGCATTCAAGAGGATTGAGAAAGAGATCTCTCTGAACTCAACTCTCCTCAATTGGCGTGACGGAGTGGCAAAAATCAAAGGCAGCAACCCAGTCATGGAGACTGCGTTTTATGGGACAGCTGAGTCTCTCCCAGAGATGCTGGGATACATGTCAGGCGCTGGACTGAAGTTAGTTTTCAGCGCACAGACCGGACGCAATATGCGGGAATACAAGCTACGAAACCCCAATGCGGATTTCGAAGACTACCTTGCACCCGCAACAGCTGGGGCGGCTTTATACACGGTTGCAGGGTTGGGGCAGCTCTTGACTCTTGGGGCTGCTATGCGGTCCACAAAGAGCGCAACAAGAAGACTTACTAGGCTTGTCCTCCTTGAGACTGCACAGGAGACCGTGCAAGACCTCACATTCGCCACAACACTGGAAATCTATGGGGCAATCGACGAGGACATCAAGGATTTCCAGATGCTCCCAAAAGGTGATTGGGAAGTGTTTGATGAGGGCTTTGGATTTTCCCCTACACCCCAAGCTAATGATGGGGAATTTTTAGCAGCAATCAAACGAACCCCAATGACGATGCTGGCAGTTGCCCCTCTGGTTATTGCAGGACAAGGTGGGCGATCTGCATTGAAATATGCTGATGGTAGGGTATTTGAGAAAGCTTTGGCGGATGCACACATGCGGCACCTCTACAACATTGGGCCAAACCACTACGCAAACATTCGTGAGATTGAAGATATTGGTGGCAAACTAGAATATATTAAGGAGAATAACAGTGAGTTTCTGAATGGCACAAAAGAGATTGACCTCAGTGAAACCCCGCATAAAGCCCAGATCACCCCACAAGCTGACGGGAAGTTTTCGGTGTCCAATGGGGTTGACACACTCACTGCATGGTCCCCTGAAGAAGCTGCTCAAGCAGTCCTACAACTCGACCCATCGGTCGGTAAGACACAGACATGGGTACCGGAGGTGTCTACAGAACAGGCACGTATCACAGAGCTTGAAGCCAAAGGGCGCACAGAAGCTGAGCAGACTGAGCTTGACACCCTCCAAGCGGAAGAGGTGGTGGGGGCAGGGGCGGCACCAGTAGCTGCACAAGCGGCACCAGTAGTGGGTCCGCACACCGACACGGACGGCTTTGTATGGCAAGGGAGCCAATCTGACTCCATTTCAGATGTTTATGCATTGGGGCAACGAAATGCATCTATACGGACAGATAAAGATGGTGGTAACAATTTTGGTATGTTTTTCTCAAGTTCCCAAGTTGAAGCTTCTCACTATCGAGATCAAGGGAAAACCCAAAGTGAAAAAGCGGTCAATAAAGGAACTCTTCGGAAGATAAGAATAACTGGTAATTTTTTAGACCTGACTGGAGTTGAGGGGTCTTTTGGTAGTGACATTATTGCACATATTGAGGATGAATTAGGGGTAGATACAGGTTTAGACAGGTCTGATTTTGAATTAGCTCAACCATGGGAGGTGTTCAAAGAGGGGGACACGGATCTTCGGGAACGACTGACTGAAGCGGGATACGATGGAGTTTCTTTTCTTGAGCTTAACAATAGTGGTTCGTCAAAAACCGTAAGTACAGCTGTTTTTTCCCCAGACAACATCCAAATAGTAGGAGCACCAGCACCAACACAGGCCGCTCCTAAGACTGCACGCCAGACACGTATTGCTGAGTTGGAGAGCAAGGAGGCTACAGAAGCTGAGCAGACTGAACTTACGGAACTCCGCGCTGAGAAGGCGGTTGATGCTGAGATGCCCACAATAATTGATCTACAGATGGACCCATTGTTCCAGAAGACTCAAGCCTACCACTCATCCCTTGTCCCGAATTTTGTCCCTACCGGCGACTGGGCGAAAGGGAGAGACCGACGTAAGGAAGGTTTCCCCCCACTTGCACCACGTGGTAAGAGTAAAGCATCTTGGCTTGCACGGAAGTATTATGGGCTTCAGATGTGGGCATCTCAGAGAGATGTCCCAAGTAAGACGATACAGAAGACCCTTGATGTGCTGAAAGCCCAGCTCGAAGGTGTGGAAGCACAGTTCAACGAACTGGCGTTAGCACTGAACAATAGGGTGAAGAGCTACGTCAAGACACAACCAAAGAGCACCAGGGAGTCAACTTACACACGGGTCCAGTCCGACGCATACTACGCTATTCACGGTGGGGATAAAGGTGCTGCGGCTATGAAACGTCTCCCGAAAACCGTCCGAGCGATAGTTCAAAAGGCACGGAAATCCATTGATCTCTACTCAAAAATCTTGGTTGATGCTGAGGTCTTCAACAAAGACTTATCAGAAATAATCGGGGACAACATGGGTGCCTATATCACACGTAAATATCGAGCACACGACCCAGACGCAAACTGGACATATGAGTCTGTCTTTGATCAACACCCAGACAAATTCAATGCCGCCCTTACAGAGATCATGACAGAGCGGAAGCTGTCTGAGGCTGATGCCAAGGATGTCATGCGGACAATGCTAAGTAAGAC